CATTAATAACTGAATTAATGTTATAAAGGTTTGATTGATAGGATATAACAAGTTTATTTGTAAATATCTTAGAAGTAGTATATCTAATTCTAAAAGTAATATCATCGCTTATATTATCTTTTCCTGCTATATCTGACCTGTCATTTGTATTCCTCGACATCTGAGCCCAACAAGTGTAATAGTCTACCAAAGTAGTTACTACGCCACCAGCTCCATCAGAAGCATTAGATTGACTTTGGAAAGTAATTCTATTGTGTAGTTTACCTATCATTATAAAATAACGTTTATGCGTTTAAATGGCTTCATTAGCTCGTATGCGGTCAGCAAATTAGCTGATGGCTTAGTTGCCTCAACTGATGACTCTCTGTACTCATATAGGTCTGAAACCATCTTTAAAAGGGCAGTCTTCATTGTTGCAGGAGTAGTAGCATAACCACAAGTGTAAGTAAACCTAAACTCGTTATTATATATGCTAGTCATGTATATCTTTTTGGTAGTTTCGCCAAGAACTTGATATTCACCAACTGCCATTGAAACCCATGCAGTATAATCCCAATATTCTACTAATGATATATTATTTGTAGGAACATAAGGTAATTCTATAAAGTCATCTACATAAGCTACAACTCTTAAAGTTCTAGGAGTCATTGCGACACCTGCATATTGCTCAAGTCTTGTTTGAGCTGTATTGATTAAAGATGTAATCAAAGTATCATCTTCACTATAATCTACTCTAAGGTAATTCTTAGCTTCCGCTAAAGTAACCACTGTGGCTGAAGGTGCTACTGTGGTTGTAATATCTCTTACTATTTGCATTATGCCATTGTTTTTACAAAAATAACTAAAATATAGCGGACATAAAAAAAGGAGGCAGTTTGCGGCTGCCCCCTTGTATTTTAGATTAATCTAAGATTAAGCTACGTTACCGAAATCACCATATACAAACGCATTGTTGTAATAGATAGGGAATGCAATACGAGCTTCAACTCTTACAGTAATCAAGTTCTTTTGGAAGTTATCGCTATCCATTTCAGAGAACTGAACAGAGATACCTTGATTTTGCATGATTTGAGCACCCATAGCCCAGTCGCCTACTAAGAACTTATCAGCAGGGATTGCTGTTGATTGGAACACAGGAATACCAGCGATAGTAACACTACCGTCAGTTGTAACAACTGTAGAACCTGGAAGGCTATAAGCAGCGTTAGTATTCTTAGTGTTCATGATATTAGCCCAATCAGTTGGGTTGATCAAGATACCATTTGCAGAATAGTTAGTAGCAGAAACTTGTGCAATAGCTTGTACTAATTGCTCAACGTCTACAGTTGCAGCACCAGTTGGAGCAGAAGCATTTACAGTCAAACCAGTCAAGTTTGGAGCACTACCATTACCAAATAATAATTGAGAATCTTCAGCTAATAAATACTTCTCTAACAAACGAGCTTGTAAGAAAGAAGTCATAGCAGGTACATCATCTAACATTTGACGAGAGATTCTTACGAAACCAGCGATGTACTGAGCAGGAGCATCAGTCATTGTGATATCGAAATCGATTTGTGGTTTAGTAGAACCTTGAGTTTGTGGTCCTGCTTCGCCTTCACCACCTGTTTCCTTAGGGAAAGTGAATAAACCTGTAGAGATAGTTCCTACTGGTACTAAGCTTCTGATATGCACCTTACGAGAAGGAAGAGCATATACTTGTGGAGCATATTGTCTTGGGATATCACCAGTTAAGTTAACTGCTTCAGTCATGTTACCTACTGCCTTAGTGTCTAAGATAAAGCCAGAACGCTTCTGCTCACCACGACCTAATTTTGCGATACTGTCAGCATTCTTTTCGATTGCTTCAGCAAGAGTTGCATTGAACCCTTTTACTTGATTTTCACTCATTGTCTTACGATTGTTTTTTGCCTCTAATTTGTCAGCAGCATCTTTTACTACAGCAACTTGAGATTTTAATTCTTCTAATTCCGATTTTAAGCTGTCTACCGCAACTGCGTTATCAGCTTTTAATGTTTCGATAGCACCGTTTACTTCGGTTTTAACGCCTTCGAAAGCACTTTTAATTTCTTCTACCATTAGTTGAAAATTTTAAATGATTGTAAATATTTGTTTATCTCGATTTCAACGGAAATCATCGGGTCTTCCTCTTCCTCCAATGCTTCATCTTCTAGCATTTCGACTTCGCCTTCAGATGATGTTTGCGGTTGTTCTTCAAGGTCGACTGACTCTTCATCTTCCATCTCAGCAAGATATTGTTGTAATTGTTTAAGTTTAAGTTCCAACAATTCAAATGTTTCATCAGTAAAGTGACCGTTTCTTAAAGACTTGATAGTTTTACCCATCTCATCTACAAGAACAGACTTTACTTGACTCTTCACCCCTACTGTTGGTGTATTTGCGTTTGCACCCCACAATACTGAACTACCCTCAAACAATTTAATTTCATTGATTTCGTTATAGCCTGACTTTGCTTGTGACTTGATAGTCTGAAAGCCGATGCTATGTTCTGTGATATGACCTTCTTTATACAACTCATAAGTATCGTTACCTAATGTTGTATTAGGCATCTTTACTCTAGCCTTTAAACCAAATCCATCTTCCATCATCTCGAATGGCTTAGCGATTGGCTTCTCGGTTGAGTGGTTAAATAAATGCCAGATTCTATTCTTGGCATTAGGTCCGTTTTCTTTTAGGGTTTTAGTGAATGCACCTGGTACAATAACATCGTTATCGCTGTCGACATTACCAAACGCAGAATAGTAGACTGTGATAATTCTACCATTATCTTCCATGTCTACTGGAGCACCACTTACCGCTTTCTTGTTATAAAAGTTACTCATATTTTTTATTTAAGCTATATAAACTGTGCAGCATCTACAGTTGCAGTTATTTACTGCTAACCCTGCTGCATCATGTGCATATTGCATTTCTATTAGTCCATAGTCAGGAGTGTTTACTAGGAATGGTTGATTAACAGGGATTCTTACACCTTTGTTGTCAGGATTCGTTTGTCTATCTAAATCCCTGTGCCATAATCTTGGCTTACCACTCTTAGCTGGATATTCAGCAGCTATCCATTGTTTTAATACTGGAACACCTGCTAACCTAACCGCACCTATAGCACCTGTACTTAATGCCTGATGGCTTTCAGTCCTAGCTATAAGTAAACTCCTTGCGTTATTTATCTTCCCTTCTCTGAGAGTTTGTATTGCCAATGAATTAACTTCATTTTGTGACAATCCATTCTCACGACCATACTTTATAACATTCGCTAATATACGAGCTATTTCGTTTTCAGTAGTATTCTCTATGCCTTGCATCTTTAGTCCGCTAATGCCAACCCAATACGATAACATAAATACTAACCACTCATCCAAAATGTTTAAAGGATCAAGGTCAATCTCTTCCGCTTTCTTATTCGTTTCAAACATCTCTTGGTATCTCATAGCAGTATAACCGCCAGTTGATTCATACAAAGTTCGTAAAATATTATTAATCTTATCGCCAGTAAAAAATCCTGCACGATTATTAGCCGCTTGTTCTACCCCTAACGCCTCAACCATTTGAGCAGCTTTGTCAAAGTCAGCTTGTAAAGCCTCTTTAATTTTAGGCTGAAACTCTCTGATTGATTTCCTTGCAATCTTTTGTTGCAAAGCAAACTGCTGTGATGGGTAAAGTATTTTAGGCATCTATTTTTTAGCGTCTATAGCTTCAATCATTTTTCCTGCTGCTGCAAAAATTGAGTTCATATTGTTTTGAGCTGCATATTGTCTTATCGCTGCCAATCCTCTTCTGTCTACAGTTTTAAAGTCAGAAGTATAAATATAGCCATAATGACCTTTAGTGTCTTCACTAAGCTCAGGGTCTACTCCAAGAAACCATAGACAGTATTTGTCATATCCATTTTCTTCTAGATAAGCATTCTCCATTTCTGCAGTTGGTCTTACCCAACTATCAGGTGTAATTACATCTCCAGCAGCTATAAGTTTATTTGCATGATTAATACCTTTAGTATTTTTCTCTGTTA